GTATGATAGAGAAAAAAAAGAAGCAGATGCAATCAAGCGCAAATCAAGATATAGTTAAAGGAGTTATTGTTTAGTCGTGGCAGTTTCTAATGTAGAACTAAGAGTTAATGCCACACAAGCTGTCACAGCCCTAAAGAATGTTGATGCTCAGTCAAAGAAATTTAATACAACTATAAGCGGTACAAGTGGAAAGCTAAAAGCAACTACAGGAAGTCTTAAAGTATTACCAAAAGGATTGGTAGCTACAGGAGCAGGGGCAAAAGCTGCTGGCGGTGGGTTTAAAGCTTTAACTGCTGCCGCTGCACCATTATTGGGTCCATTAATAGGTATTGGTGCGGTTATTGGTGGCCTTGGTAAAGTTTTCAGTAATCTAGCTGCACAAGACTTTGCAAGTGCAAAATTAAAAACTCTTGGTGTTGATGCTGACGCTTTGAATCCAAAGCTAAAAACTTTATCTAATGAACTTAGTGGTCAAGCATCCTCTTTAGATTTGTTATCAGCATCTTATGACGTAGCATCTGCTGGCTTTGGTGAAATAACAGAACTTACAGATGTATTAAANGCATCACANNNAGGTGCNACTGGTGGNTTTTCTGATNTTAGNTACNGTTGCTGATGCNACTACCTCTGTTCTTAATGCNTATGGTTTNAGTTCAGATCAAGCNGCTAANTTAGTNGATGGATTTATNCAAACACAGAATGATGGTAAAATTGTTGTAGATCAATACGCCCAACAAATAGGTCGACTTGCACCTATCGCTGCTGGTGCTGGCGTAGGTATAGATGAACTTAATGCCGCAATATCTACTGTTACTGCTACTGGTGTTCCAGTTGAATCTACCTTTGCTGGACTACGACAAGTTATTGCTGCAATACAAAAACCGACAAGTGAAGCTGCAAAAGCGGCTGAAAAACTAGGAATAGATTTTAGTGCTACTGCTTTAAAAACTAAAGGACTTAGTGGTGTATTAGCAGAGGTTGTAGAAAAAGGTGGAGCAAGTGAAGAGACACTAGCATTATTGTTTGGTTCTGTTGAAGCAAGAACAGCAATATTACCTTTGTTAAATGACCAGTTAGTAACTTTTAACAAAAATCTAGAGAATCAAGCTGAAGCTCAAGGAACCGCCGCTAAAGCTTCATTTGAAGCACAAAATACTATACAAGGACAGCTAACAAGATTAAGCTCTGCATTTACCAACTTGACAACAGAGGGTTCAGAATTTGGCATAGTAATTAGAGACTCTCTTAAAGTTGCTGCTGTTACAGTAGAAGCTTTAAAAAGTGCATTTGAAATAGTTCTCGCACCTGTACGATTGNTAAACGGAGTTGTAAAACAAATAGGTACTGTAATTGGAGAAGCGTTAGGGATAGAAGCAACTAATGTTTTATTTAATTTAGAACAAGGCTGGATAAATATAAAACAAGCAATCACAGACGTAACTGGAAAAGCTGAATTTATAGGAAAGGTAATTGGTCAAGTTATCGCAGTATCTGTCAGAAATGTAATCCAATTACAAAAGAAAATAATAGAAGGATTTATAAAAGCTGGTGAACCAGTTGTTAAATTTTTTCAAGGCATTCAAGAATCTATAGGGAATGTGGCTGGTAATATAGTGAACTTTTTTAGAGACGCTTTTCAAAAACTTATTGATATTATCCCAGAACCGATAAAAAAAATACTTGGCGGTTTAGAAATACCAAAACTTAATTTAGACATAGAANTACCTAAATTTCCAAATCCATTTAAAGCTTTGAAAAAAAAATTAGGAGAGCTAAAAGAAGGAACTATTGAATTTTTTGAACTTGAAGAATTAATAACAGAGGAAAACAATAAACAATTAGAAGCAAAAAACAATATTGTAAAAACAAATGGAGAAATAAAAACAGGAGTTGAACAAATTTCAGAGGCAGAAAAAAAAGCAAAAGCTGAAGCGGAAAAACTAGAAGAGACTTTTAAAAAAATCGGAGAAAGTGTAAGAAATGATTTGGTTTCTAATCTTAGAGAAGCTATAAAAGGTAGTCAAAGTTTCGGTCAGGCCATAAGCAAGGTGCTAGGAAATCTTAGAGACAAACTGATTGATCTAGCTTTAAATAAAGCTATCACTGGTATCGGTGAATCCCTCGGAGGTGGAGGAAAAGGAATCTTTGGTAGTTTCTTAGGCGGATTATTTGGAAAAGAAAGAGGAGGTAGAGTCTCTGCTGGTGGTGCTTTTGTTGTTGGTGAGCGTGGACCCGAGATTTTGCAAATGGGTTCTAAAGGTGGCAATATAATTCCAAATAGCAAAATCGGTGGTGGCGGTGATTCTGTTGTAAATAATATTTCAGTCAGCGTAGATGCATCAGGCTCGACTGTTAGTGGCTCATCTGCTGGTAGTAATGAGTTAGGCCAGCAAATTGCAGTTGCGATACAATCAGAACTAATTAAACAAAAACGTGCTGGAGGATTATTGGCATAATGGCAACTTTTCCAAGTATTACTCCACAATATTCAACANNAGAAACTGTNNANCAAGANAGTTTANGNATNAAANTAGGTGATGGNTATGAACANNGNTTAGTTNNNGGGCTACCAGCNAATAAAAGNTTNATTACTTTNAATTTAACNTTTAATGTTTCCACTACTGACGCAACAACAATAGATACCTTTTTAGATGCAAGATTTGACGATCAAGCAAACTTCGATTTTACACCGCCACATCATTCCTCTGCTTTAAAATTTGTTTGTACCAGAAGATCAAGAACAGCAATATTAGATAATAGAGTTACTATGAATTTAACTTTTGAACAAGTTGCAGAACCATAATGGCAATACCAGTATCTGAACTACAAAAACTGAATCCCAGTTCAAGGATAGAACTGTTTGTAATGGAGCTTGTAGAGGGTTTACATTATGCCACAGGTAATCCATCAAGTGTGCCTACCACATTTAGATTTCATGCTGGCTCAAGTATGAATTCAAATGCAGAAATAGTTTGGCAAGGTAATTCTTACCAAAGATTGCCAATCTCATTTGAGGGTGCTGAGTTTACTGGAAGAGGTCAAGTTCCAAGACCAACCTTAACTGTTGCAAATTTAGGCGGTATTACTAGAAGTGGATCAGTTCTTACTGTCACTGATTTAATGATAATTGTAAATCAAACAACACCACATAATGATTTGGCAGATGCCAAAATTACACGCATAACAACACTTGCAAGCGAACTTGACGCAGCCAATTTCCCAAGTAGTAGCAATCCCTTTGGTACTCCATCATCAAATGAATTACCGCAAGAAATATTTTTTATTGATAGAAAAACAAGCGAATCAAGAGAACTTGTACAGTTTGAACTTGTAGGGGCTTTAGATCAGGCAAATTTAAAATTACCAAAAAGACAAGTTACTAGAAATGAATTTGCGGGAGTTGGTTCTTTTATTAACAGATAATGACTTATATCTGGAAACAAGACGCAATCAAACACGCACAACAATGCGACCCTGATGAATCATGCGGAATCGTAGCAATAAAAGACAATCAAGAAAAGTATTATCCTTGTAAAAATATATCATCTGAATATAAAACTGAATCTTTCATAATAGACCCCATTGACTATGCAGACGTTGAAGATTCTGTAGATGAGATTGTTGGCATTGTTCATAGTCACCCACAAGATATTTTAGAGTTTTCAAAAACAGACAAATTAAGCTGTAAATCAATAAATTTAATTTTTTATCTTGTTTCACCGAAATCGGATAAAATAGCAGTAATAAGACCTGAAGAAATAGATGCTTAAAAAAATAAAAGTATATGGCACTTTAAGAAAGTTTTTAGGTCAAGCTGAATTTGAAGTTGATCTTAATACACCTAGAGAAGCAATAAGTTTTTTGGTCTGTAATTTCAAAGGTATTGAAGAACACATGGCAGAACAAATTTACATGATTCAAGTAGGTGCAAAAGTGATAACAGAAGATTTAATAAACTTAAATACTCAAGATGATATAAAAATTATTCCTGTTGTTCATGGTAATTTTTTTAATTTTCTACTAGGTGGTGCTTTAAAATTTATTGCTCCAAAGTTGTTTAGTGGGACTATTGCAACAGTTTTAAGTACTATTGGAACAAGTATGCTTATTGATGGAGTTACAAGTATGCTTACACCACAACAACAAACTTTTAATCCTACTAATGGACAAGACAGTTTAGATCCAGCAGCTTTGGCTTCTAACTATTCTTTTACAGGGCTGACTAATATTAGTAATGCTGGTGTGCCTGTTAATTTAGTATATGGCGAAATTCTAGTTGGATCTATTGTAGTTTCGAATGGCGTTGATACAGTTCAAGTAGAAGGTAACAACTGATGGCAATTCAAGAGTTTGACCAAAATACAGTATTTAATAACCCTGATCTTCCTAGTGGTGCATTATCTTCAAAGCAATTTAATACGATCGTGGAGTTGCTGGGGGAGGGAGAACTGGAGGGCAGTGCAACAGCATCAAAGGCTGGTATCACAGACAAGACCTCAACTGCATACTTTAATGCTTTCAAGAAAGATATATTCTTAAATGGGACACAAGTTTTACAGGAAGCCGCAAGTAATACAGCACCCCAAGACAGCGACTTTAACTTCAAAGATGTTGGTTTTGATTTCAGAGTAGGTACTGCGAACCAAACATTTATAGAAGGTATTTCAAATATTGAAACTGAAACTGTTATTGGTACAACAGTTACAACTTCTACTCCTGTAACTCACACCGTGAGTTCAAGTGACATTAATGCTGTAAGAGTAACTTTAAGATTTCCTTCAATGCAAAAGTTTGAAGATGATGGTGACATAAACGGAGTGGAAGTGAATTTATTAATAAAAACTATTGAAAATGATGGCACAACTACAACAGTTATAAATGATACTGTTAAAGGCAGATCAACTAATGCATATTTTAGAGATTATATTGTAAAACTTAAATCAACAACCTCATATCCTGTAGCCATAAGAGTTGAAAGGGTAACGGCAGATAGTTCAGATACAAAACTTGTTAATGCTTTTCAATTTAATCAGGCAACAAACATAATTTTTGAGCAAAATGCATATGCAAATACTGCTCATGTAGCATTACGATTTAATGCTGAACAATTTCCAAGGATACCAAAAAGGGTTTATAGGATAAGAGGTCGTAAAATAAAAATTCCACATAATGCAACTGTTGATCTGCAAACAGGTGCAATTTCCTATGCTGGTACATTTAACGGCACATTTAAAACAGATAAAGAATGGACAACTGATCCAGCTTGGATTTTATATGATTTGCTAACAGATACAAGGGCGGGCTGTGGTATTGCAGAATCAAATTTAGATAAATTTACTTTTAAAAGTGTAAGTGAATATTGCGGAGCATCAGTTGATGCTGGTAATGGTGATGGCTCTACGGAGCCAAGATTCAGTTGTAATATCAATATTACGCAGCAACAAGAGGCATACACATTAATAAATTCTCTTTGTTCTGTAATGAGAGTAATGCCTTTTTATTCTGCTGGTGGTATTGCAATATCACAAGATGCACCTAAAGACCCTAGCTATATTTTTACAAATGCCAATGTTACTGAAGAGGGTTTTTTGTATGCTGGTTCAAGTTTAAAAACAAGGCATACAGTAATAAATGTCAGCTATTTTGATATGGTTACTCAGGAAGTTGATGTTGAAACTGTTGAGGCTGATTCAGCAACACAAACAAAATATGGAATTGTTACAAAAAATATAAAAGCTTTTGCAACAACTAGTAGAAATCAGGCAAGAAGATTAGGCCGTTGGTTTTTATATAATGAACAAAATTCTGGTGAAACTTGCACTTTTACTACCACTGCTGCTGCAGGTGTTTTAGTTCGTTGTGGTGATGTAATAGAAATATCAGATAGGCTTAAAGCTGGTGTAAGGCGTGGAGGACTTCTTAAAAGTGTTACCAGTACAACTGTAGTGGTTTTAGATGATTCTACAAATACAGATATACCAAGCCTTGGTGATAGTCCAACAATATCAATTATTTTGCCTGATGGGTCTTTGGAAGAAAAAACAATTAGTGGGATTTCTGGCACGACAATAACTGTATCATCTGCATTTAGCACAGCACCAAACGAACACGCACCATATATTCTTGAAACTTCAAATTTACAAACAACTACATGGAGAGTTGTAAGTGTTAAAGAAAATGAAAATAAAACTTTCAGCATTACTGCTTTATCACATAATACCGCTAAATATGCTTTTGTTGAAGATGGTACAGCATTACCAACAAGAACAGTAAATACATTGACAACAATTTTAGGAAAGCCTGAAGGATTACAGGTAAGTGAAAAAATTGTAGAAATAAATAATAAAGCTGTAAGTAAATTAATATTAGATTGGCAGACACAATCAAATGCCACAAAATATGAGGTTCAATATAGATATGAAAATGGTGATTTTAAAAAGATTGAAACCCTTTCAAGTGATGCAGAAATATTTAATACAGACGCTGGAGAATATGAAATTAGGGTTTTTAGTTTTAATGGTCTTGGTCAACCATCAAGGGAACCTGCGACTTTAATTTTTAATGCTGTTGGTAAAACAGCCCCACCCTCTGATATTACAAATCTTACTTATGAACCTATTTCTGACAATGAAATAAGACTTAGATGGGATGCTGTTGCAGATGCAGATGTACGAGCTGGTGGTCGTATTCATATAAGGCATTCTCCTAAAACAGATGGTAGCGGTACTTTTCAAGATGCAACAGACCTTGTCTTTGGATTGAGTGGAGCTTCAACAGAAAAAAATGTGCCGTTATTAGAGGGTGAATATATTTTAAAAGCACAGGATGACGGGGACAGATTCAGTACTGGCGAAACATCTATTGTAATTGATTTACCTGAAGCACAACCAAAATTATTGGTGCAAGCAAGGAGAGAGGATCAAGACAGCCCACCATTTCAAGGATCAAAAACAAACATAGGTTTTGACTCTGGTACAAATTCAATAAGTCTTGCTGGTGTTGGTCTTTTTGATAACAGTACAGATATAGATTCTGAAACATCTATTGATGATATTGGTGGTGTGGCAAGTAGTGGCACTTATTTATTTAATGAAACTTTAGACTTAGGTGCTGTGTTTACTCTTAATTTAAGAAAACTTATACAAACAGATTCAGTTTATTCATCTGATTTAATAGATTCAGTTACAGATGTTGATGCAAGGCAAGATTTTGATGGTACTGCAAGTGTTGATACAAATGCAGAGGTTTTTGTACAATTTTCACAAGATGGTAGCAATTACAATAATTTTCAAAAATTTGCCAATGGAGAGTTTAAAGGAAGAACATTTAAATTTAAAACAGTATTGAAAACTAATGACACAAACCAAGACATAAGAGTATCTCAATTAGGATATTTTGCAGAGTTTAAACAAAGAACAGAAGTTGGATCAAAAACATCTAGTGGTAATACACAAGTCACATACGACCATACTTTCTTTACAGGAACATCAGCTTTATTAGGTGCAAATTCAAATTTACCAAGTATAGCTATTACCGCTTTTGATATGCAAAGCGGTGATTTTTATGAAATAACAAATCAAACTGGTGACGGATTTCAGATCCATTTTAAAAACAGTTCTAATGCGTCTGTTGCAAGAAACTTTAACTTTGCCGCTGTTGGTTTTGGTAAAGGGTAAAATTTAAGATATACTAAAAAAAAATACTGTGTTCCTATGGCAAGAGTCGATAATACTGGTGGTTCTGGTTTTACAGTTGATAACGGTACTGGTCTTGTTGTAAGAACAAAGTTAAATCAGATAATTGCTGCATTAAGTACTTTAAACCAAGGTTCTGGCGACCCTTCAATTGGTGTTGCAGCTTATGTTCCTCATATTGATGGTAATACTTTAAAAATTAGAAATGCTGCTAATGATGCTTTTGTAAGTCTTGGTGATGTATCTGCAACAAACTTTGGTCATGCTTCACTATCTGCAAGCAATACTTTTGCTGGTGGTTGTACTTTTTCATCAACCGCAACACTTAATGGCACAACAACATTAGCTGGAACAAACACTATTTCAGGAGCAAGTACGTTTACTGAAGATGTAACTTTTGACGGTGCAACTGCTGGAAGAGATATTGTTTTCGACAGGTCTGATAATGCTTTAGAATTTGCTGATAACGCAAGTCTTGTATTCGGTGCGGGGTCAGATTTAACCATTACACATGATGCAACTGATAGTACGATTACGAGTGCTACAAATGATTTGAAAATTACCAGTAATGGTGATGACCTTATTCTTGAAGCTGAAGATGATGTAATTATTAGAGATAATGGTGGTTCTAATATTTTGGCACAGTTCATTAATGGTGGAGCAAATGAGCTATACCATAATGCAACAAAGAAATTTGAAACTGCTAGTGGTGGCGTAAGTCTTACAGGAGGGGCAGCTGCTAATATTACATCTGTAACGCAATCAAGTGGAACAATAACTTTTGACTTTGCTGCATCATGTCACCATAAAGTAACATTAACTCAAACTGCAAATTTAGCTGCCCCAAGCAATCAGGCTGTAGGTCAATCAGGTTCATTATTTATTACACAGCCGTCTAGTGGTAATTATGCTGTTTCATATAATGCAGCTTTTTTCTTTACAGGCGGTTCAACTCCAACTTTATCAACTACCAGTAGTGCAACAGATAGAATTGATTATATTGTTCTTGAAAGTAATAAAATACATTGTGTAGTTTCCTTAGATGTTAAGACAGGTACATAATGCCATTTTTTGATCCAATAAGAATCGGTGCTTCAGGGTCTGCTGAAGGTTACACCATTGATCGTAGTTTAAGGTTAAATAGTGAAGATAACACTTTTTTACAAAGAACACCTAGCAGTACAACAAGCAGAACAACTTGGACATTTAGTCTTTGGATTAAAAGATGCAAATTTGACTCTACTATGGGTCTTTTTGGTACAAGTGGAAGTGACAATAATACCCTGACTGAATTTCTTTTTACCAGTGCGAATAGATTTAGTTGGTCAGCTAGTAGCAAAGTATATTTTACGACAGAACAAAGATTTAGAGATCCTACTGCTTGGTTTCATCTACTGGTTCGTTGTGATACAACAAACAGCACACAGGCCGATAGACAACAATTATGGATAAATGGTGAAAGGGTTACAGATTTTGATGCTCAAAACCTAACTGGAAGCGGTACAGAGTTTGGAATCAACAGAAACGTAGATCACAGACTAGGAGAAAGGCCTTCTGGTGGAGATAATTTTGATGCTTACCTTGCAGAAGTAAATTTTATAGATGGTATTGCATTAGATTCAACATCATTTACAGAAACAAACGCTCTTACAGGGGAATTAGTACCTAAGAAATATATTGGAAGCTATGGTACTAATGGCTTTTATTTAAAATTTGCTGATAATACCAATAATGCTGCACTAGGTACAGATTCAAGCGGTAATGGCAATACTTTTACAGTAAATAATATTGCTTCTTCACATGACACGGTAACAGATACACCAACTAACAATTTCCCTACTTTTAACCCACTAAATAAAACCAATGATGCGGTTTTAAGTGACGGAAATATAGTATTTGTACAAAGTTCAAATGATGAATCTGTTACAGGTACATTCCCTATCTTATCTGGAAAATGGTATTGGGAAGTTTACAAAAAATCTACTGAAAACCCAGAATTAGGAATTGAAGTGCTGACTCGACCTCTCTCAAATAAAACTGATGATGTCAGTCCTACAAAAGTATGTTTCCGAACAAACGGCGGAGATCAGCAAGTTGGTACTGGTTCACCAACATCAATAACAGGTAGTTCAGGAGGACAAACTGGTGCTGGTGTTATTGCTATTGCAGTTGATTTTGATAATAAAAAAATTTGGTATAGTGATCTTTCTGGTAATTTTTTCAACAGTGGAAATCCAGCTACAGGATCAAATGCAGCTTTTGATTTTAGCAGTGTTGCAGTAGCAGATGGTTGCGTTCCTTATTTCTTTTGTGGTACAGGTGCAAATGATGCAATCTTTGTAAATTTTGGACAAGATGGAACACACTCGGGGAATGTAAGTCTTACAGGAAATACAGATGCCAATGGTCATGGCAGTTTTAAATATTCTGTGCCAAGTGGCTATTTAGCTTTATGTTCAGCAAATTTACCTGATCCTTCAATAGCTTTACCTGATAATCATTTTGACACTATACTTTATACAGGTTCAGGGTCATCATCTTTAAATAATATAACTGGATTAGAGTTTCAGCCTGATTGGGTTTGGGGTAATGCTAGAAATGACACTATAGGAAATATATTGTTTGATGCTGTAAGAGGTGATGATAAACAACTATCAACAGATATTACAGCTGCAGAAGTAACAAGAGGTTCAGCAGCGTACAGATTTTTAAGTAATGGTTTTGCCGTTTCTAATGTCGGAAATTTAAATAATTCCTCTGTTAATTATGTAGCATGGTGTTGGTTTGCTGGTGGATCAACAGTTACAAATTCAAGCGGTACAATTAGTTCACAAGTAAGAGCTAATACAACAGCTGGTTTTTCAATAGTAAGTTATACAGGTAATGGGTCATCTGGGGCTACTGTTGGTCATGGGCTTGGTGTTGTACCAGATCAAATAATAATAAGAAGGCGAGAGGGTGACAACTGGATGTATTATTCACATTCATTAAACAATGGAAGTAGTCCTCAAAATTTTTATTTGGAATTAAATGAAGCTGGCGGTCAGATAAATGATTCGAGAATGATGAACAATACAGCACCAACAAGTACTGTTTTTAGTTTAAGAAATGACACTTCAACTAATGGTAATAGTGCTACATATATTGCGTATTGTTTTTCAGAAGTAATTGGCTACAGTAAATTTGGCAGATATACTGGAAATGGCAACAGTAATGGAACTTTTGTTATGACAGGTTTTAGGCCAGCCTTTGTAATAATTAAATGCCGTTCAGCTAGTGAACATTGGAGAATATTTGATTATAAAAGAAGTCCAATAAACCAAGTAAATAGACATCTATTTGTTAGTAATGAAAATGTAGAAAGTACAGAAACAGGTCTTGATTTTCTTGCAAATGGTTTTAAATTCAGAGATGGAGACACACATCAAAATGGTAATAATGAAGAATATATTTATTGGGCATTTGCAGAATCACCTTTAAAAACTTCAAGAGCGAGGTAGAATAACATTATGGCTTTTACATTAAACGGAAAACCACTAGCAGTTGATGTCCCTTTTACAGTTGGGGATATAAATTACCCTGCGAACTGGCTTAGATTATCTACAGCAGAGGAAAAAACTGCTTTGGGTATAAAAGAAGTTGCTGATCCTGTGACATATGATTCTCGTTTTTATTGGAATGATGGAACAGAAAAAGCATTAGATGATGCAGACGCAAAAGATAGTGATGGTAATTTATTAAAAGATAACAACGGAAACCAAATTATAAATTTAGGTGTTAAATCTGTTTTAAAAAAATTAAACAGAGAAACTGCTGGATCTCTGTTAGCTAAATATGATTGGTATGTTATAAGGAAAGCTGAAAAATCTACAGCAATTCCTACATCAATTACTGAATATCGTGATGCAGTAAGAACAGCTTGTAATACAAGAGAAACAGAAATCGATAACTGTGCAGATACCGCAGCTTTAGTTACTCTTTATGGGTCAACAGAAAAAGATGGTGACTTTTTTCCCAATATGACACAATATCCAAACGACACTAATTCTTAGTTGTAATCTGTCTTTGCATAACACCTAAAGTTACATAAAGAGGGGCTAATGCACAGATTGTACAAAAAGTTATAATGGTGACAGGCATTAAAGCCTTTAAAAATGCTTCTTTAATCATGTTTCAAAAAATAGCAAATGTTTTAAGTATTGTTTCATTCATTATGGTAGCTTCAATGAGTGGCACAGCATACTATGCCTATAGATTTGTTACGTCAGAACAATTTAAAGCTAGGGTTATGAATGAAGTTTTAGATAACGTGCAAGGAATGATGCCTAAAGTTTTAGATAATGCAATGCCAGATATGACAGGCGGTACAGTTCCTGAATTTATACCACCAGCACCGACTTTAATTAAATAGATGGAGATACCAGAAATAGGTATCAAACAAATTAATATTCCAGAGGTTCATATTCCTGAGATATATAACCCTTTGCCTATACTGCCTGTCATAACAAATTTAGAAATTGATGTCGTAGGTTGTACTTATCAACATAGAGATGTAAAAAATACTGGTAATACACAGCTTTTGTTAGATGACCCAAATGGTGTGTTTCTAACTTGTGGTGAATCTGTATTTCCTAGTTTTTACCCCATAGATTATAGGCCAGATCAAATCGTAATTACTGAAGATTTACCAATATCTAACAGTACGCCACCGATGCCAGAAACTGACTTACCAGAAACAAGAACACCAGAAAACAAAAAAAAAGAATTAATAATCCCAGAGTGTCCTAGTAGGAAAGAACAAAAAATCGGAGATTACAGAAATTCAAAACGCATTGAAAGAGTAATTGGTCATAAGCTATCCTCGGACAAGTTAGAGTGCATTACCCTTTATGAAAGTGTACCCTTTAGAGAAACTTTTATTGGAACGCCTGAGGTACTTATTTCTACTGCTGCTATTGGTTTGGTTGCTGGTGGGTCTGCGGCTCTTGTCCCTGTGATACAAGGAATTGCTAAAAGTGGTATAAAACAGATTACAAAAAAGCTTACAAAGAAAAAAAATGATGTAAAATAAAAAAACCCTATTCGACAAGGCAATGGATAGGGCGTCTAGGTAGACAAGTTTAACCGTGCTTGTCTGCCGCTTATTTCAAGGGTACAAACATATAGGGCGATAATTACAGGCCTGTTACAGGGCAATCTGGAAGGAGCAATTTAGTCATTTAGCTTGATTTCATGAGTATGTGGCAAAACTTGGTTAGGTTGGGCTATTAATTTGATGCCAACACAGTTAATAGAAAATTCATCAACAAACACTACTCCTAGACGCGCTTGCTCTCCACAAATTTTTAAACGGTATAATTCCATTTCCATTTTAGTTTTAGCTATCAGTAACTCCTGAGCTTTAATATTTACTTTCGCAGCTTTTTGGCATAGCTCCCCACCTCGACCCAAAGGAATATTAAA